GAAGGTTTGTTAAACATCGATAGATGCTTGGCTGTCAAGCTAGCTAGTACTAAGGATAAATTCTATGGATCGAATGAACGTAGAGTTTAGATGCCGAATCTACCCAAAAAGTGGGATTCGTTCTTCATTAAAACTAGGATTGCTGCTACAGCCGGTAGGTGATGCAAGGATCATCAGCTTTCCTTTTCAAATGTCGACCTTAGGAATGCTGACTTCCATTCTTCATCATATTTTCCGGACTGAGCATCCGATCTTGGGTTCCTTGTTAACTCAAGGTTACAACTGTTACGCTATCAAGGAGCTAAGGAAATGGCGCTTGGTGGAATAACAGATCGTGGCCCTTTTCGTCGTGTCAACCTGAAAGGCTACATAGCTCAAATGTCAACTCCAAGTACTAACGCAATATTTGATGACAATGTTGCCGAAGTTCTTGCATCCCAAGGGATAGTTTGGGAAGAGGATCCTCGGAGCCTTTATGATCCAAATCAACTTTGGGAGGCGCTCGAGAGGTATGGACCCGAAAATGCACCACACTTTCGTGTCGATCCCGCGCTTCAGAAAGGTATCGACCTGGCGTGGAAAGTGTTCGGTTCTCATGGTGAGAAACTCGAGGTACTGTCTGACTTGGACTCTATTCGTGATAGTTTAAAGCTCACGAAAAGTAGTGGTTTGCCTCTCCTTGTGAGTAAAGAGCAGAGTCTGCCCTACTCATTCGATCGCGAAGAGCAGATACGCCTCGGCCTCAAAAGCCCTAATCCCTGTATCGCTTACAAGCGAACTCAGAGCGGAAATAAAACACGTCTCGTCTGGGGTTTTCCTCTTGAGATGACCATTATGGAAGCTCGTTTTGCTAGGCCTCTAATCTCTCGTATGCTTAATGGCCGTACCACCATGGCTTTTGGGATGATGAAGTACGAATTAGGTACTGATTTGAAGTATTCACTTAGGGAATACAAGCACATTTTGTGTTTAGATTATTCCAAATTTGATAGCTCAATCAGTTCCTCTCTAATCCAGATTTGTTTTAAAATTCTCAGTAGTTGGTTTTCTGAGGATGATCTTAATAAGTTTGGATGGTCAGAAATAATTCGTTACTTCATTTGCACCCCAATAGTGATGCCTGACGGTCATTTGTATACTGGTAAGCGTCACGGAGTTCCAAGTGGTTCGTACTTCACTCAGCTAATTGATAGCATGGTGAATACTATCCTCATTGGAGCCTTCGGTTACGCATTCAAAGAGAAGACTCATTGGAGGAGTGTTTTCGTACTAGGTGATGATTGCATTTTTGGAGTTGATAGGAATCATGATCTTGCCAAAGTATCACGATTTTTCAGGGGCTATGGTATTACCCTTAACTTAGAAAAGAGTACAATGGACGTCATGTATTTTCTTGGCGCGTATTGGGACTCTGGTTTTCCGGATAATGACCTAACAGAGTTGGCTACTAAGGCAGTGTTTCCTGAGCGGTTTCGTGAGTATCCTCAGGAGCTAACGAAAGTAGAAAGAGCGCGGCTAGTGCTTTCTAGTTACGCAAGTCAATATAAATCCGCATGGAAGTTCCTTCCTAAAAGAAGAAGCATCAATGCAATGGAGCAAGAGGCACGTGACTTTAAGCCGGAATATCTGAGTGGTTCAGATAGATATCATTGGGAAGTGGAAGCTAAAGCGCGAGGCTTTCCTGACTCAAAACGCGTTTGGCCTAACTACGTTAGTTTACGGTTCTTAAGATAGCAACCACCTATCAAATCACAACCGCTGGCAACGGCGAGAACCGTAGTTTTGTATGAGATG